GCCTGGGTACAGCCCAGACAGATCTCCTTATATTGCCGATATTGAAAGTGTAGTGACTAGATTTGGTACTACACAGGCTAGAATTAATATTCTTCGGGGTTTTCTTGCTTACAGAAAATGCTTCTACGATCTTGGAGTAACTGAAGGCTTTCAATGGATAAACGGTAGTTTTTGCCAAGACATAGAAAATATTGAACATCGAGATCCAGGCGATATAGATGTTGTTACTTTTTATTATATTCCTAAATTTGAGAAAGGGCCTGATCAAATCTTTATAGATTCATTCTTTAGGTTATTAGACACTGATTATACTAAACCGCATTTCAAAGTAGATGCTTATGGTATGCAATTGGGCACGACTTTTTTACCAGCAACTATTAAACAATTAAGTTACTGGTACAGTATGTGGTCACATCGAAAAAGTGATAATATGTGGAAAGGGTTTATTCAAGTTTCGCTCTCTCCTGAAGCAGACGAACAAGCAATAATTGCTTTAAATCAAATTAAAATAAAGGAGGATAATCAATGAATTATGTAGAATTCGAAAACTTAACCTCTGAAGTTTTAATGCTTGAAAATTTATTGAAAGAAATTCCCGCAGAAAATATTTTTGATAGATTTAGTATTGAGAAGCGTTTAAAGAAAGCTAAAGATAAGCTTGGAAATACGAACCCTTACCATTTATCAAAAAAAGCTAAATTAACTTTTAGAGGCCCTCATGTGGTTGGTAGCGAAGCTATTTCAGCCTTATTCGCCTCACAAGCAACTATGCTTTTCTCTGATGCGGTCGCAGCTATTTCTGCAGCATTATCAGGAAACTTAAACTATAAAGGAAAAATCCCAAAAAAAATAAATAATCAACTAATGATTACTGGAATGGCAACGGGTTCCCTTGGTTTTGAGTTCGATCTTCCTAAACCAGATAATAGCGATCTTTATGCAGAACCACCTATAGTTGAATCTGCATTAGAGGAAATTTCAAAACTTTTTGAAACATCTGCCTTAGGAACTGATGAAGAACTAATTGATGTGATTAGCGAAATTCATCCAAGAGCAGCAAAAACAGTATTCAATTTTCTTAAATTTCTTCAAGATCAAAACTCTCTTTGTGGATTTGAATTTAGTAATAAGTTCTTTAGATTTAATGATCAAGAACAACTGGCTAGATCGATTTGTAGATTAGATAGTAATAATATTCATGAAACAATTCAGCCTTTTAAAGGAGAATTCCAAGGAATTCTTCCAAATTCAAGATCATTTGAATTTAGATCCTATGAAGAAGATCGTGTAATTCGAGGAAAGGTTGATTCTAGAATTGATGATCCCGATATTATTAATCGTGAATGGTTACATAAAGCAATCTTGATAGATATTATGGTGACTCAGGTAGGAGATAGCCAACCTCGTTTCACCATTAATAATTTAGACAACATACAATTAATTTAGTTCTTTATCTTTACTCAACCCACCCTGTGTGGGTTTTCTTTTGTCTATTAAAACACAAAAGTAAGATTTCTTAAATTAAAATAAGATTTCTTATTGACAAAAAAACTAAGTTTTCTTATATTTATCTCATCAACAAACAAAAACCGCCATAGGGGTCAGAGTCTAGGCGGTTTGCATCAAATGCGGAGATAAGTATGAATCAATTTAAAACTTTAGCGGAAGGAACAAACTACACCAGCCTGATTCTCTCTGATGGTGAATTAAAAGTTGTTCGTTTAGGTGAAGTCATTGCCATTATCACAAACTGGTAAAAACAAAAAAGCCCCTAGCTTTCGACGGAGAGGGACTTTTACTCAATGAGTGAGAAGATTATGAATCAAAGAATTGAAAAGTACAAGTTTAGCCAAGCCTTTAGGGATGGCTCGAAAGCATTCATAGCTTTCTGGATTATCACCTTCATTGTATTTGCATTCCTAAAAGGCTGTGCCGACGAGCAACACGTCAACGAACTCAAAGCAAAACAGAACATGTACGTCCGCGTTCAGGTTGAGGGGGTGAAGTGATGGAAATCTATTCAATTGAACATGGCTGTTGTGAAGACGATGTTTGTGGGCGCAATGGCTGTGATGGAACGATTGTTAAAGATACTGATGCTGAGAGCTGTAGCTGTCATATCAACCCACCTTGCAGCTATTGCCACTGCGAAGTTCAGTGCAACAAATGTGATTGGTCTTCACGAAAAGAAAACGTACAAGAACAAAGCAAAACTGCACCACCAAGTGATTGGTATATACAAATGAAGAAGCGTGAAAAGGAATTTCGTGATCAGTTGAACGACGCTTCCTTTGAGTTTGACAAGGTTTCATTCAGAACGGAAAGCCACTCTAACAGTTCTATGAAAAAGATAGGTGCTTTCCCTCGTGGAATGTCTAGAGAGCAGCTTAAAAAAGAAGTTGATGGAACATTTGGCGGGCGCTTTGAGTGGGTTACTGAAAATCGTTTCTCTTTCATAGCTTATACAGACTAAGGAGCCCTCTCATGGATAACTACATAGCACTAGCTAGTTTCATTGGGTTCTTCAACCTCATCTTGGCGGTTCACTGGGGGATTATCTAATGAATATGTTAGCCCTTAAGCCTGAGTTGCTGTGCCCTTCTTTCCATTACTTGGACTTGTCTACAGACATTCAAGTTGAAGGTGAAACGGTTTATTTCGACCTAACCTACGGCTGCAATGTTCTTAACTGCCAGATCAAAGCTGAAACGACTTATGACACTCGTGAAGTAACTGATCAGTTCAGTGGTTGTGCCCGTGACCAAGAATATGAAGTGCTTGTAGTAGATACAAAAACTCATGCTGTAGTGACTGATAAATACGGTATTGAGTCACCTATAGGCTTACGTTTCAAGCTTACAGACGCACAAGTACATAGCTTAAACGAGCAGCTTAAATACTACGCCGAAGAATTGGCAGATGAAGAAGCGGGAGTGGTGTGATGGGAACTAAATACGATTGGTCGGAAGCACCTGAAGAAGTTCAATTCATTGCACAAGATTCAAATGGGGATATTTTTGGTTTTGATGTTACACCTGTGCCAATGACTTACGGTAAGTGGCTGCCTTCAAATGAATACCTTCACTTCTTTGGCAATAAACCAAGAAAAACAATTTCAGATTGGGAGTTGTCATTAGAACAACGTCCAGTAGAAAAGAATTAGGAGAAGATTATGAATGCGCCAGTGCAAAAGAAAGCTCCTAAAAAGAACAAGAAGAAGCAAAAGCCCGTCAAGTTTGAATGGTGTTTTTGCTGCAAAGATCTGATGCAAGTTAGTAACGATGGGCAATGCACCGTTTGTTATAGCTACATCGTAATGTGATTTAAGCCAGTCTACGGAGTATTAGAAAATGGCACTAAAAATTGTTACAGCTCAAGAGCCAATGCGTGTAGAGACCTTAATTACTTTTATTTATGGTGATCCGGGTATTGGTAAAACGTCTTTAGCTTTCTCGGCTAAGAATCCTATCCTTTTTGACTTTGATAAAGGCGCACATCGTGCAGGCAAATACCGTAAAGACACAGTTCAGGTTAATAACTGGTCTGAGGTTTCATCATTAACTGCAAATGATCTTTTAGGTTATGACACAGTAATTGTAGACACAGCTGGTCGTATGCTTGATGTGATCATTGCTCACCTAGTTAAAGATCAAAAAAACTGCCGTCGTAATTCAAATGAATTATCAATTCAAGGCTACGGCACCCTAAACAGAACATTCACTCACTGGTTTAATCTTTTGCGCAGCTTTGGTAAGGATGTAATCCTTCTTGCTCATACTGCCGAAGATAAAAAAGGCGATGACATTATTTTTCGCCCTGACATGGTAGGTGCAAGTAAAAAAGAAGCCTACAAGGTTGCAGATATGATGGGATACATGACAACTCATCAAGGGCAACAAGGAACCCAAAAAGCTATTTATTTTGCACCAAGCACAGCATTTCACGCGAAAGACTCAGGAGCAATTGGAAACCTTATTCTCAATGATTTAGATGTACAACCAGATCAACTTGATTCGATTCTAAATCAGGCCAAGAACCACATTAATAGTCTAAGTGAGTCTCAGGCTAAAGCACAAAAAGAATTGGATGATTGGGATTCAGAAGTGCTTGCTGCCGAATCACTTGAAGACTTTGAA